AGGAGTACCGTACCCTTGGGAAGCTCGGGAATGAGGAAGGAATTGCCGTTGGCGGACAGCTTGCCGTTGACGGCGTAGACCATGGGCAGGTTGGTGTCCGAATTGACGGCATGCACACGGAGCATGAGGGGGTGTTCGGGGTCTTCCTCGTCGGTGCCGGGCTTGTAGCCGGGCACGAGACGACCATCGGCGGTGAGCACCAGAAGGGTGTCCATCGCACCGATGATGCTGTTGTCGTTCAACTCGATGGCACGGGGGGACTCGGAGGTCATGGCCTCGGCCGTCTTGGCGAGCGTGGCACGCAGGGGACGCTGGCCGACGGAGTAATACTTGACGATGATGGACGAGGACTTGTTGGTGGACGCGTGGCGCAGAATCTGGTCGATGGGCGTCCCGGTGAACTTCATCTCGACAATCTTGCGGTCGAGCTGCTTGACGTACCAGTCAGCATCCTGGATCTGCTCGTTCTTGGTCATCGAGGACTCGCCTGCCACCACAGAGCCTTTACCGTCACCGAGATCCTGGACGGCGGTACCGTCGGGGACATCGGCCGCACAAGCGTAACCGCCGGAAGCCAGACTCACAAGGAACATGAGCATGAGGCGGAACGCGAAACTGAAAAATGAATTAATCTTCTTCATGTTGAATGGTTTATTGAGTTAATATACAAAGAATAGCCTTGGTCAGAATCGGCGGCCCATGCGGCCGTAACGCTGGAGCGTGGGGTCGGAGTCATCGAGGGCGCCGTCGGCTCCCCCACCCGACCCAAGGTCGGTGATGCCGGAGGAGGACATCTGGCGATGGGCCGCTCCGGGACGCGAACGCATACCCTGCTTGCGACCGTCCTCGCGGGCGGCATCGAGGGCACCGTCGCGCATGAAGGCGTAGAGCAGGCGGCTCCAGTCCTCCTCGGTGGCACGACGGGCGGCGACACGATGGACGAAACCTTCGTCGTCAGCCGTCTGGCCATAGAGCCAGGTGAGCATGGCGTTGCACGTGGCGGCATCGGCATTGGCGGCCTGGACGGCGCGGGTGAGGGCGGCGTCGGACTTGGCAAGCTCCTTCTCGCTCTCGGCCTTGCGCTTCTCGCCCTCGGCGGCCTTGCGGATATCCTCCGCCTCCCGCTCGCGGACGCGGCGCACGGCTTCCTCGCGGCTCTCGGCATCGCTGATGATGTCATAATACTTCTCCATGAGGTAGCCGTTGACGGAGAAGGGCTGGCCGTTCTCGTCCTGCCCCGTGGCCATGCCCTCGACGATGCCCGCGGTATTGGGGTCGGACGTGAGCATATCGTTGAACTGCTGGCGTTCGCGAAGGCCCTTGTCATACTTGTCGAAAGTGTCGCCCAGATAGTCGCCGACGGCAAGTTCGTCGTCGACATCGAGATCGGGCTGACGCTCGCGGACGCGGTCCTTCCAGCTGCGGCGTCCGGATTGTGTGGATTTGGATTGTTCTGCCATTATCGGATAATCATTTAAAATGCTGTGACAAAATTAACCTATTAGCCTGGCTGATAATCATAAAATGAAAAAGCAAAGCGATAAATTTGGATAGCTTTTCAATATATACGAAGCGATGAAAAACAAGGGAGACTACAGCTACGTGCAGGAGAACCGCAACCGGGAAATCCTGTACATGTACAGGAAGATGCGCGCGACCTGTGACTACACAAGCCTTTCGGACATGTGTAACGACATGTGTGACCGCCCCGCAAGCAGGTATTACCTGAGCGAGGAACGGGCCAGGAACATCCTGCTGCAATACGAGCGGACGGGACGCGTCCTGTGCAAGAGCCCCTACAAGAGGCGGCTGTACGAATCGTTCATCAAGGAGTGCATGCGGCAGCGCGGCACGCTGATGATAGACAAGGTGAGGCACGCACTGGACGTGATGGCTCCCTGCCTGGGGGTGTCGCCCAGCCGGATACACACCGTACTGACCAAACTGGGAGCGAAATGAGGATGAGATGGACACTGGCGTTGATCGCCCTGATGGGGGCCCTGCTGCCCGTGAGTGACAGACTGGCGGAGAGCCGATGGACCTACATGCTGGGGCATGGGGGCTGGCTGCACTATGCCCTGAACATGGCGACGGCCCTGCTGCTATGGAAGGCGGCGAGCCCGGGACGCCTGACGGTGGCGTACGCGTGCGCCGTGGCGTGCGCCGGACTGCCCACGCAGAGACCCGTGGTGGGCTGGAGCGTGATGACCTGCTTCATCCTGGGGACACTGGCGGGAAGGATGCCCGCGAGGAAGAGACTGGGACTGGCGGCGGGCGTGGCAGCCACAGCCCTGCTGCCGGGCGTGGCGACGGGACACCATGCGGCCCTGCTGGCACTGGGGTATCTATACGGAAAGGTGGAACGCAGATGGAGAGGGACACTACACTGAGAGAGGCCAGGGAGATGGTGGCGGAGAACGAGGTCCGCAACCGGGAGCTGTTCCCGACGTACAACCCCATCACGGGGGAGGGCGCGCCGGGGAAAAGACGCGCCCTGAGGCTGAGCGACATGCTGGGCGGACGGGAGATGTGGCTGCCCCAGGAGATGTTCTCGGTAGGGAAGATATACAGACTGAGCCTGGCGGGAAGCATCGAGGAATTCTGCTGGGACACGTACGGGGAATATGACGAGGAGGTGAGACGGACCGTGGTGGAGAGCTTCCTGAGGGAGCGGGCCAAGCATGACTTCTACTTCTACGCCTACCTGTATGCCAGAATCAAGAACAAGGACGGCGGGGAGGACATCCCCTTCCTGCTGCGTCCGGCGCAGGTGAAACTGACCAAGCGCATGGAGGCGCAACGCCTGAAAGGAAAGCCTATCCGCATCATCCTGCTGAAAGCACGCCAGTGGGGCGGCTCGACCTGCACGGAGATATACATGAGCTGGATACAGCTGCTATGGAAGAAATCATGGAACAGCATCATCGTGGGCCACCAGAGCGACTCGGCGGCCGAGGTGAAGGACATGTACGTGAAGCTGATCACCCAGATGCCGGACTTCCTCTTCTTCGGCGACGGGGAGGAATTCGACGAGGACCTGCCGAAGATAAAGGGCGGGGGCACGACGAACATCAGCCTGATACCCCGAAGGAACTGCAAGATAAAGACGGCGACGGCGATGAACCCGGAGGGCGCGCGCGGCGGAGACTCGGCCATGGCGCACTGCACGGAGGTGGCCTTCTGGCCCACCACGGAGAAGATGAACCCGCAAAGGCAGGTGAAATCGAGCTGCTCGGGCGTGCCGACGAAGCCGCTGTCGTTCATCGTGTACGAAAGCACGGCGAACGGGCAGAACTTCTTCAAGGAGGAATGGGACCGCGCGAACGAGAAGGACGAGTTCGGCGACCGGAAATCGGCCTTCGAACCGCTGTTCGTGGCCTGGTGGGAGATAGAGATGTACCGCGAGAAACCGGACGACCTGCTGGAATGGGCAAACCTGCTGGCGCAGCGCAAGCACGAGAAGGCGGGACACTGGAACTACCTGTACTGGCTATGGACCATCGGGGCGACCCTGGAGGGCATCTACTGGTACCGGAACAAGATGAAGGAGTACAGGGACATCCAGGACATGCAGCAGGAATTCCCGAGCAACCCCGTGGAGGCCTTCAAATACAGCGGCGAACTGGAGTTCGACCCCTACAAGGTGGACAGCATGGCGCGTATGTGCCGCACCCCGCGATTCACGGGGGAGATATACGGCCGCGCACCGAAGGGCACGGAGAGCACGGAGGGCCTGCACCTGACGGAGAACAGTGCCGGGGCATTGAAGATATGGGAAAAGCCGGACCGCACGGCGGCCTACGAGAACCGTTACATGGTGAGCGTGGACATCGGCGGGGCGAAGGGGACCAGCGACTACTCGGTGATCACCGTGCTGGACCGCCTGGACATGATGATGGAGGACGGGGTGATGAACAAGGACGCGGGACCGAGGGTGGTGGCCTCGTGGACGGGACACGCGGACGCCGACCTGCTGGCCATCAAGTGCGCGCAGATAGCGCACTACTACCAGGACGCCCTGCTGATCGTGGAGAACAACACGGCGTACTCGAAATTCAACGACACACAGAACGACAACCAGTCGGAGCTGTTCTTCCCGGTGCTGCTGGAGCTGTACCGCAACGTGTACGCCAAGAACCAGAGCGAGACGGAGATGAAGGAGCACCGCGAGATGAGATGGGGATTCAACACGAACCGCTCGACGAAGGTGGCCATCATCAAATACATGGGACAGTGTATCCGCGACAAACTGTACATAGAGCGGGAAAAGGAGGCCGTGAGGGAGTGCTCATGGTACATGAAATTCCCGAACAACACGTACGGGGCCATCCCCGGCAAACACGACGACCGCGTGATGAGCCGCGCCATCGGCCTGTACGTGAGCTGGCGGGAATGGGACCGATACCCCGTGAAGAAACGCCTGAGCGACCGCGAACGCCGCGGGCAACTGGACCGTATGCGCCGGGCCAGCACGGGGGCTGAGGCCATACTGGCCTGAAAGAAAGATATTAGGAAACCTATAAAACAACAGAACAATGGGAAAGATAACCGATTTACTGAAACACTGGAAGCGGCTGGGCCGCATCCTGCAGCTGTGGAAGGCGTGCAGGATATACCAGGAAGGCGTAAGGGAGGCGGACCGCAAGCACGCCAAGGACAAGTACCGCTACTACATGATATGGGACAGCGCGCAACGGCGTATGGTGAGCCTGACGTATGACTACTACGACAGACGCAGCGACTCATACCTGTACATGGTGCGCCGCGGACGATGGAAGAACCGCCTGACGCGCGAGGAGATGAAGGAAGGCTGCTTCTACTACACCCCCTCGAAATGGACACGACGGGCGATGCCGCCGGAGAAACGGGAGACGGCCAAAAAGGAGTGGCTCAGATACTACATGCGCCTGCAACGAGGTGACAGAAATGACCATAAAGGCGGGGAGAAAGGCGGGAAGGACGGGAAATAAAGCGTACATTCGCAACCGTGTGATTTCACTTATCATTTGAATTTTCACTTATCATTTGAATTATAATTATAAAGTCCAAGGTAGGTATTAGTGTGATTATTTTCAATCATTTTTTAAGTTTAAGCGGGCCCACGGGTTGTGAAACCAGCGGGCCTTTTCTCTGCCCAAACGATTGCAGGACCGTGAGGATGGGATGAGGCCAGAAGCCCCCAAAAAAAGGTCAGTCACCATCCTCGGGCTGCGGGGGCTCGGGCTTGCCCTGGAAACGGGCGTCCATACGGACCAGAACCTCCTCGGCAGAGAGATTGCGGGGGACGCTCTCGCGCATATCGATGGCGGAGAGCACAGGCAGGACATGGCGCGACATGAGGGCGATGGCCCGCACACGATTGTAGGGGTCCTCGATGGAGCTGATGATCTCTCCCATATGGGTGTAGAAGGGGAAGATTTGCTCCATGAGCACATTGCGCGACGTGCGCCAGCCGCAACGGGAGCCGCCCCGCTTGGGGTGACCGTCGCGGAAACGGCCGCTGTCATCGTGGAGCTCGACATCGCGGCGCGCGGGGGCCACCGCGTCGATGGGCAGGGCGAGCGTGGAGCCGTCGGCCTCGAGGAGAAGGAAGAGCTTCCCGTCCGGAAGGAAGGACACGACCGTGGCCCGCTGCTGCGTGGCGACGACGAGGACGCGGTCGCCAGCCTTGAAGGGTAGATTTTCTGCGTTCATAATTTCATTATATAATGTTCCGCAAAGATAGATGATTATTTTTGCTTCACATATACCAACAAGCGAAAAAAAATGGGATTTCTATCAAGTTTCTTTGGCGACGGGGGCTACAAGAAAGCCCTGAGCGACCTTGAAAAGGGCAAGGCCGCCGAGACCTCGTATTACCTGAAAACCGCCTACGAGAACCCGCTGGAAAGCAGCGAGAACGCGGCGGCCCTGAAACAGGCACGCGAC